TAGATGGGGAATTTCGGTACAACCAATACGAATTACACGCCCACGGTGCGCACGACCAAGCCCTGTATGTGGCCGACCATTACCCGCAAAAGGATGGAATAAAAACGTATTTTATTACAGGCGAATGCCACGAGGGATGGTTTCAAAGCAGGGAAGGCATAAAAATCGGCTGGTATATCCAAAAGGTCTGCGAAGATGCAGGTCGCAACGATATGATATATATTGGCCACGTTGAGCAAGATGTGGTTATAAAGCAGAAATTCGGAGAGACTCGCATTAGGATTATGCACCCTGGCGGCGGTTCGCCCTATGCACTGAGCTATCCTTCGCAAAAGATGGTCGAGAGCTTTCAGGGAGGGGATAAGCCACACATTCTGATTTTAGGGCATTATCATAAATTCGATTTCTCATACCCCAGAGAAGTAGCCACTATTATTGCGGGTTGCGTTGAAGACCAGACGACCTTTATGAGAAAAAACAAAATAGCTGCCCACGTTGGGTTTTTGATATGCAAGGTTGGGATGAGAGTTGACGGCACAATAGGCCGATGTAACGTGGAATGGTATCCGTTTTACGACAGGGCGTATCATAGAAAATTAGAGGAATATGAGTTATAGCAAGAACGCCCCCCGCAGCAAGACGAATATATGAAAATCTTCTGGACTAAAAAGCAGTTAGAGAAGTTCAAGGCTGAAATCCGCAAGGAATTGCTCCTTGAGCTAATCAAGCGCAAGGCTAAACGCAAAACAAAAAAAGCAGAGAAGGAACTTTTTAATGTCTAAACATCTATCGCAAAAACAGATAGACGAGATGTTTTTGGCTTATCAGGAAAAACAGACTGTTCATTACGTTTCCGAAAAGTGCCACCTTTCAAGGCAAACGGTAAGACGGTATCGAGACGAGGGCAAATGGGACGAACGTCTTGCCGAAATCAATGAAAAAGCTATAATAAAAGTTAATGCAAAGATGGTAACTAAAAGGACAAGCTCAATAGAGATAGTCAATACTGCTATTGATGTGTGGTTGGCACAAGCCAAAGGCAGCTTGCCTGTAAATTGTCCTTATTGCGGCAAACAGCACGAAATAACTATACCCAGAATGAAGGCACAATTTAGGGATTTGGCGGCTTATTTGTTAGTGAAAGAGCAATTAGGCGGTAATATACCCCCAGAGCCCCGCAAGCATACAGTCGAACTTGTAAGGCCGAGCGAAGAAAGAAAAGAGAATGACAAGAAAAGTAAAAAGCCACAGCTTTAATGGTAAGAAGTACAAAATCGACTATGCTACCGAAATAAATGGAATTTGTGATAGCGTAGCAAGTGAACTTACGATATTGAGGGGCAACAGCATCAAGGCGTTGGGTTCGGCTCTCGAAGAAGGACTTCACGCATTGGAAATACCTGACAAATATCTGCACAAATCCGCAAAAAAAACCAAAGTAGGCCAAAGCCTAAGCAAGGTAGATGATTTGGCAAGATTTCTTTGGCGAATAGGTTGGCGAAAGAAAAAATATGCCCAAAACCCAAGTAAGTGAAAAGCCATTCCTGTGGCTAAATGATAACGCAGATAAGCGGTTCCTATATCTGTACGGCGGCTCATCGAGTGGCAAATCGCATACAGTCGCCCAATGGCTGATTCTTATGCGATTGTTTAGCTGGAGCAATATCGGCATACTTGTAGTGCGAAAAACCCGCTCAGCCTGCAAGGATAGCTGCTGGAAGCTGGTAAGAAACTGGTTGCGAGATATGGATTTTATAGAGGGCGAGGATTATATTGCAAACAAGTCAGATTTAACAATAACTACTCCTGCGAATAGCTTTATGATGTTTGATGGCCTTGATAACGTCTATAAAAAGAAATCTATTGAGGGCATAAATATCGTCTGGGTAGAGGAAGCGGCGGGGATAAGGCACGATGCTATGATAACGATAGAGGAGTTTTTGCATCTTGACATAAACTGCCGCTCACATAACCAAAATGGTACAAATCAGATAATCTGTACTTTTAACCCAGTTGACCCTGTGAATAATCAATGGTTGGAGGACAGGACGAAACGCAAAGACAGGGATGCCGGTATCAGTGAAGTTTTAATGCTAAACCACGAATCTAATCCATTCTTAGGCGATGTAGAGCGACAGAGGATAGAATCGTGGGCTGAAGAGGATGAGGAATATAGGAAAATCTATAAATTAGGCCAGTGGGCTACGCCGAGCTATATCATATACGAGAGATGGGATGTGGTACAGGATTGGCCACAACGCTACGATGAGCGGGTCTGGGGGCTTGATTTCGGATATAGCAGTAATGAGGCGGCTTTAGTTGAATTGCGGTTTGTGGGCGAAGAAGAGGTATATGAGCGGGAGCATATCTACCAGACGGGCTTAACTAATCCTGCCCTGATTAGCTTAATGAATGATATTGTGCCTAAAAACGAAAAGGTAATAGCTGACTCAGCAGAGCCGAAATCGATACAGGACATACTTAATGCTGGCTTTAATGTAATAGCCTGTGATAAAGGTCCCGATTCAGTACGATATGGCATAGATACCGTAAAGCGAATGAACGTACATATATTGGTCGGTAGTGAGAATCTACAAAAAGAGAAGCGGGGCTATAAGTGGAAGCAGGATGCACAAGGCAATCAAACCCAAGAACCATTCAAATTCCGAAACCATCTTATGGATGCAGAGCGATATGCAATATGCAAGGTTAAGAGAATGATTGAGGCAGGTATGACATTTGCCGAACCAGAAGAAAGAGGGAATATAATCCAGCAGAGATATGGAATATCCAAAGAAAAAGAAAAACCAGTCGTAAGCGAACCTGTAAGCAAGGAAGATGATATTATGAACGATGATTTATGGGATATTGAAGAATAAGGAGAAATGAAGATGGGAAAATCATTATGGATAATGATTGTAAGCATACTATGGTTGGTAGTAATGACTATAGCTGCTATAGCAGGCAGGTATGAATTAGCAGCCTTGTGCTGGATTTGTGTATTATTAGGTGATTTGGTAATACTAATTAAGGAGAAACAAAAATGAAAGAAATATTACGTATGCACACAAAGCGGGTTGTTGAGGAAGATGTAGAAGTAGAGTTCCCATTTTACCGTAAGTCCGAATACGACTTTGATTATGCCTGCGACATAGCTTTTACAAAGGTTCTTACAAAAACAACGGCAGTAACTATTACTATTAGGCATAACGGCGTATTTGAGTTGGAAACACGAGATAGATTAGATTTGGAATTAGATGGTTCAAGCATAGATTTTCTGCTTGGCAGGGGACGCCATACTTCCTCAAAAGAGGAATTTGATGCTGCATTAAAAAAGCTGAAAGATGCTGTGAATGCAATTAGTTAAGGAGAAATGAAAATGTTGAGATTAAGTAAAAAAGAGAGAGAGAAAAGGAAATGCAGGGTTTATTTCGGAAAGAGAGATTTGGGCAAATGTGAGGTTGGAATAGATGTTCAAGTTGATACTCAAAAAAGGACTTCTGCGTATTTCTTGCGACCGATGCCAACATTGCCGCCCAGAATGGTAGGCATTACCCTTAACAATGTAAAAGATACTCGTTGGCTGCGAATACCGAGTCCGGCTCGTAAAATGGTAATTAAAACGCCAGATGGCCAGCAATATATCGGGAAGATGTTATTAACAGTTCTTTATTCAAATAAACTGGTTCTTAAGAATACAGGATGTTTTACTGTAAAGGAGAAATAAAAATGAAGGCAATAGCAACAAGGGAATGGAGCTATGGGGAAAATCACAGCCAGACAAATTGAAGCGTATAAGTTCGTCTATATTTACGAGTGCAAGCACGAAGAGGCGGCCCGACTAATGGAATGTGGCCGTTCTAATGTGACACATTTACTTTTACGTCTAAAAAAAATAAGACCGTATATATTCCCCCCTAAGCGCCATATCAGGATAGAAACCCATACCGGCACTCACGGTAACCAGGCAATTAAGACAGAAACTTATACTGGTACTCACGACTCACAGGCGGTTATCAAGTTTTAGTATCACATTTACGTCTATATATAGAGAGCGCTCTTTTTTTAGGCTGACCTATATATGGGCATAAGAAGTCGATTGTCGGAATGGCGGCGACAGCGGGCGGTTAAACTACTTACACGGGCGGATAATGTAGGAGGGTGGCCTATTTTTCCTTTTCAGGAGCATCGCCCCTATTATTCCGATGTTGACTTTAAGGAATTAGTTAAAAAATACACTTCTTGGGTTTATGCCTGTGCTTCTAAGAACGCCATTAGTTGTGCGCAAATACCATTACGGCTTTATGCGACCAGAACGGGCAAAACGACTAAAGCATTATTCCCTACCAAATCCATACCGATTGGCCGGATGGAATACTTGTTAAAATCACCCACAGCTCTTAATTATATTAGGAAAGCACAGGTTATTGAGGAGGTAACTGAACACCCATTTTTGGCCTTAATGCAGAATGTCAACGATTTTATGAATCAGTTTGACCTTTTGGAGCATCTGTTCTTATCGCAGGATATTACGGGGAATGCTTATTGGATTATTTTAAGGCAATCTTCGCTCAACGTGCCTTCTGAAATATGGCCCATGCAGCCGCAATTTATAAAACCTATACCAAGCAAGGATAAATTCATCGAAAGATACGAGTATGCCATATCTTCAACTGAAAAACATCTCATCGAACCAGAGGACATGATTCATTTCAAGTATATCAATCTCAAAGATGCCATTCTTGGCCTTGGGCCTTTGCAGGCGTGTATTGTGGCGGCTGACTTGGGCATTTCAATGAACGAATACGAAACTGGCTTATTCCAGAATCGAGCGATACCTGACTGGGCTATGGTTATGCCGCCAGAGACGGGGAAACCAAACCCTGATATGGCGACGCGAATCGAAAAGGAATGGGCAAAGAAATATAGAGGAACTAAAAAGGGTGGTAAACTGGCATTCCTTTATGGCGGGGCAGACCTAAAGCAAATATCGTTATCGCCCAAAGAAATGTCATTTTTACAGGGACGCAAAGCCAGCAAAGAGGAGGTTGCTGCCATATTCGGCGTGCCGCTTTCAAAGATAACAGTCGAGAATGTTAATCGGGCCAATGCAGAAGCGGGTGATTATAGTTATATGAAGGATACGATTAGGCCAAGGCTCTTGAGGGCCGAGCAAAAGCTGAATGAACGATTATTGCCAATGTTTGATGAGCGGCTGTTCTGTGCTTTTGACAATCCAATTCCAGAGGATAAGAATTTTCGTCTGAAGGAAACAACCGAAAAATTAAAAGTCGGCTATATGTCGATAAATCAAGCACGGCAGGAAGATGGTCAGGAGGAAGTAAAATGGGGAGATATACCATATATGCCGATGAATATGGTACAGATAGGCACGGAATTGCCGCCTACCCTTCCACCTATGCCCCCGAAAAGCAAAACCAAAGCGCCACGCAGATTGCCGCCACTGGAACATCCAACCAATTTTGTGAATCAACCATTAGTTCTTGCAATTCAAGGCTATTACGAAAAGCAACGCAATGAAATACTCGCTGATTTCGACAGGGATATGGGCAAGGCGGTTATTAAGGGCAGATATGGTCACAAACAAGACCCCAGCGATTTTCTTTCAGGCTGGTTCGATATGCAGAAATGGAACGGCGAGCTTGCAAGGGCTACCGAACCATTTATCCGCTATACGTTAATGAGTGGTGGAGAGCGGGCGCTTAGGAGTATAACCGTAGAGCGGGAGTTTGACCCATTGAACCCAAGGGTGATGAGGTCTTTAGAGAAGATACGAACCACAAGGACATATCCCATTGTCGTTACCGATGCGAAGAAATTGCGCAAGACACTTGCCGATGGTATGGGACTGGGAGAGGGTGTTTCGGATTTAAGAAAACGGATTGAGGGCATGTACGATGGCGAAATGACAAGAAATAGGGCTACGGTTATTGCCCGAACAGAAACGATTTGGGCTTGGAATGAAGGGGCAGTACAGGGATACGTTCAATCTGGCCTTGTAGAGAAGAAGCAATGGGTAAGTTCCGGCGATCCCCGTTCCTGTGATTATTGCTTGGATATGGATGGCAAGATTATCGGCGTGGAAGGTTACTTTTTCGAGAAAGGCGGAACATTAGAAGTGGCGGGCAATACTCTTAATTTCGATTATGAGGATGTAGGCCATCCGCCGCTCCACGCTCAATGCCGATGTACGATAGTGCCAATTATTGAGGGGATATAAATGCTAACCGAAGCCAAAAACAAAATGCAGAAGGCCGAAAAGACTAAAAAAAAAGTCGCCGCAGAAAGAGACCCGCATATCTGCGTTAAATGTGGATTTGAGAAAATCACTATAAGGAATGGTGGATTTATCTGCCCTCGCTGCGGAACTGAAAATAGGAGATAAAAATGCCCGAAGAAATACAAAAGCAATTTAAGCAATATATAGCCAAAGTTGATACTGACGATGAGGATAGGACTTTAACGGCAGTTATCAGCACTGATGCGGTCGATAGAGATGATGAAGTTTTGAAACCGTTAGGTGTTGATTTTGATAGTTACTTGAAGAATCCCATTGTTTTATGGGCGCACGATTATCATTCCCCCCCAATCGGCAAAACATTATGGATTACAAAGAGTCGGACTAAAATTACAGCCAAGATGAAATTCGCTGATACACCAAGAGCCGAAGAAATATACCAGCTTTACAAAGGCAAATACCTCAATGCGTTTAGTGTTGGATTTTTATCGAAAGAATCACATAGGCCGGAGCCGAAGGAAATCGAGAAAAGGCCAGAACTATCCAGAGCAAGAAACATTATCGACAAATGGGAATTATTAGAATATTCGCCTGTTCCCGTTCCCGCAAACCCCGAAGCGTTGGCAACGGCGGTTAAAACTAAAGAGATAACTGTATCGAAAGAATTACAAACAGAACTCGGCCTTGAAGACGAGGAGACTTTCTATCCAGCAGTAGAAACAAATGAGATAGTCGAGTATGGGCACGAAGATGGATGGGCATTAAAGGCATTAGTCATTCCTCGCCTAAAGCCTGAAGAAACAGAGAATTATATCCGCCTTCCTGTTCGGGACTGTAAAATAACAGCCACAATAAGCATATCAGCGAAAGAAGGTATCAAGGCATTGTATTGTGGCAAGGTTAAAAAGGTAGCGACCTATCTGTTCAGTAAGGAAAAGGGATGGACAATGGCGAAGGCTAAAGCGTGGGTAAAAGAACACGATTCAGACAAAGGCATTGATGGTGTTTGTGCAGTAAAGCCAAAAAAACACCCGAAATTAAAAAAGAGTTTAAAAGGAAAACTGCACAGGCATATTGACCCAAATGAATGTGCAGAATATTTGGTAAAAATCTTAAAGGGACGCATGAATTAAAGTGTATTAAGTCAAAAGAAAATTACGGGCATAGGCGGTTTAGCTGACCGCCGAGATGCTATACCATCGAGCTTGTATAGAAGCACGTTTGGATAAAACCGAGCGTGCTTTTTCTTTTGGCTGCAAATAAATGCCGGAGCAATTAGTTGTCTTGTTGTGGAGATGTCAGGCGGAAGCCGGAGGCATTAGTAACGGGATGATGGAGATTGCAGGTTTTAGATTAAGTATATTCAGAAAATAGGAGTTTAACTATGGTTACATTAAAACTTTTACAGGATTATGATACCTTCAAGGTGGGCGATTTAGTTGATGTCGCTGACGAAGATGCAGAGCAGCTAATAGCAGATAAAATAGCCGAGAAGCATATCGCAATCAAAAAAACAGAAGGCGAGGGAGAGGTTGACCCGGCTATTGAGGCGGCGAAACTGGCTGCGGAGATAGTCAAAAAGGAATGGGCTGAAAATCCGCCTAAAGTTCCGGCACAGCCAAAAAGCGATGATTCTGGTTTCAAGAATTTTGGCGAGTTCGCTCGATGTGTAGTGCAGGGTAAAACCAGTCAGCAACTTATGAGTTATTGCAAATCGACTGGTATGAACATCGCCATAAATGCCGATGGTGGATTCTTAATTCCTCCGGAGTTTAGCACAGTCTTACTTACGGCTATGGCACAGGCGGGTACTCTTGCCCCTAAATGCACGAACTTCGCTGTTAATAACAATCTCAATCTGCCATTTGTTAATCTTACCACACAAGCGACAAGCTGGACGGGTGGATGTACGATTTATAAACCAGCCGAAGGTGTTGCTAAATCTGCCGAATTACCGCAGTTCGCAAAATGCGAATTGCAATTGCACAAAATGGCCGCTGTGGTTTATACGACCGATGAACTTTTGAGTGATAGCCCCATAGCTTTAGAAACATTCCTTACCACGATGGTATCAACAGAGTTCGCACTAACTAAAGACGAAGATATTGTCAATGGCTCTGGTGCAGGCGAGGCATTGGGTCTTATGAATGCTCCTTGCTTGATTTCGATTGGAAAAGAGACTGACCAAGATGCGGATACTATTGTAACCGAGAACGTGCTGAAAATGTGGGCGAGACTTTACAATCCTTCCCGCAGCAAGGCTGTATGGCTTATAGCACAAGACGCTTTGCCACAGATAGCAACAATGACGATTAACGTTGGCACTGGCGGCGCACCCGTCTTTATAGCTGACTTGAAAAATCCGCTCGGAGCGACATTGTTAGGCAGACCGATTATCTGGTGTCCACATTGCCAGACTGTCGGTACAACGGGCGATATTATCCTCGCCGATTTCAGCCAGTATGTAACTATCACAAAAGCCGGACAAGCTATGCAGACGGCAACGAGCATACATCTGAAATTCCTCGAAGACGAAACTATATTCCGCTTTGTTGTAAGATTTGATGGTCAACCCTGGTGGGCTTCGGCTGTAACACCGAAACACGGTGACAACACTGTTAGCCCGTTCCTTGCATTGGAGTCAAGAGATTAAAACTAAAATTTAGTTAAGGAGTTTATTATGGATAATGTACAAGATGTTCACTGGGTTATGCCCACTGGAGTTTCGGATGTACTTGCCGGTGCGCCGATATCTGATTTCGTCGGCACTTCTGTCCCGACCGATACGGTATGTTTCAAGAAATACAATACAGCGTATTTTCTGATTATCAACTGCTTGGGTACAGCGGGAACACACGCTATAACGGCAATTCCTTATGATTCAGTTGGCGGCACGGCTACAACTGCAATCCCGTTTATGTATAAAAGATGCCACACTACCGACACGAATACTGCTTGGGCTTGGGCTACGTCTAATACCGTTACAACCACTGCGGGCTCAGACCAGATATATATCGTTAAGGTTAGTGCCGACGATTTGCCAATAGTATCGGGGGTTAAGTACGAATACTGCTCGTTACTCTTAACGGCAGTTGATAGCACGGCTGTACTTGGCGGTTGTATTATTATGATGGCCGACCCACGCTACGCTCAAGATACGACAGAAACGGTTATTACATAAGATTATATTTTCGTTTCTTCTTTCCGGCTGATTCGGCTCGGTGAAGCGGGTCAGCCGGATGGGAGACGAGTTTTTAAGGAGATTATTATGGTTCAGAACACACGAGGCCCTTTAAGTAGTAAATGGGAAAGGGGTAGTTTGATAATGTACCCGCAGGCGTGCTATGGCCGAGAATATTGCGTGGATGGCGTAAATGGTGCAAGTACCAATAGCGGTTTGGATTGGGGGCATCCATTAGATTCGATTGAAAACGCTATTACTGCGAGTAATACCTATATCGCAATAGCGGCTAATGTCAACAAGCGCAATACGATTTATGTTGGTGGTGGGACGTATGCTGAAACACTCACTACGCTTCCAAGCCAATGCGATATTATAGGCGTTGGCAATCGAACAGCTTGGAAACCATTGATAAATGGAGTTTTGACTTGTGGCACGGCTGTTAATAGTTGTCATTTCTGGAATATCGGTTTCTATTCTAATACGGTTGCACCGCTTGTTACCATTCCGTCTGGTTCGCACGGCATTGGGTTTCACGAATGCGAATTTATAAATGGTGGCAGTTCCGTTACTCATGGCTTGTATCTTACGAATTGTAGCACGGTGGTAATTGATAATAATATGTTTGTTGGCAATCCCGTACTTCCGATTGGGATATATTTTGCTGGGCCTCTTTTCAATGGCGGCAGAATTACCAATAATTTCATCTCTGCTACAACCGGCGGTATTGTAGGCCATACGAATGTTACCTCCGATTACCAGACTTTGATTGCGTGGAATGTAATAGGCCGATTTGACCCGAATTCGGGACAAACGCAACTTACTGAAGGCATTGCCCTAAATACTGATTCAGCTTTTAACTGTGCTATTGTCGGAAACTGGATTAGTGCGGCAGATGCAATTGATGTAACTGGGTGTGGTGCGACTAAGGATGAGGATATGTGTATAGGCAACTATGTTGTCCAAGCCAGCGTGGGAACCTTTGAGGCTCCTGCATAAGAAAGGAATTAAATTATGGCTAAAAAAGAGACTGAAAAGAAAATAGTTACGCCGAAAGATGCGCCAAAAGCTGAAGTGAAAACTAAACCTCTGCCGAAATTCGCAACGTCAGCCGAGGCGTATGGCATTAAGGAGTAACTTATGGCTAAAATGTTGACAAGTATAAAGCGGTTTATTGGCGTATCCGGCGAACGCAAACCTATGGATTGTCCGAACGGCTCGACCTTCTTCGAAACTGATACAGGCAATATGATGGTCTTTCAAGAGGATGGCTGGAACTTAAAGGACGAGGCAAATATTGCTTTGCGATTAGAGATGATACATCGGTTAGACAGTTTGCTGGAAGAGGCCAAACAAACCAATGAATATTTAGAAATGGTCGCTGGTTCACTTAACGATTAAAAACATTAAAAAGTAAAATGTTTTAAGGAGAATAAATATGAATACGCTTATAGAAGATGGCATGGGCTCGGGCGGCGTTGCCGCAGTTGCCAACAATGAATTGCAGGTAACTACCGAAACCGAAGCTATGAAAGCCAATTTTAGGGGTGACGCCTTTACTGTTGTCGCCGATTCGGTTGACCCTGGCGGTGCTGGTGAGGATTGGTTCTATATGATGAATAACGACAGTCGCAATTTGATAATTTATCGAATTGACGGCTGGTGCGCCTCGACTGACGAGGAGTTCAATGTTCTTTTGGGTGCTTCGGACGCTGGCTCTGATGCCGGTGATGTTATAACCCCTGTCAGTAATAATACAGGAAGTGGCAAGCTCCCTGATATAGACTGTACATCTGACGCAACGAATTTAGCAATTACAGGCGGGGATTTAGTAACGACATTAAAGTTTGACCATACTACATTGCAACACAACACCCACTTGTTTCCGTCAGGGATAATTTTAGCACCAAATACACGATTACACATGGAAGCATCAGGCGGCGGGATTGTTCACATGAACCTTTACTTTTATATGGATTAAGAATGTTAAAAAGCAAAACATTTAAGGAGTAAATTATGAAAACTGTAATTGAAGATGGTATGGGTACTGGTGGCAAAGCCAAAATTGAAAAGAACGCCGTAGCAGTTTCGACTGCAACAGAGGCGTTAAAGGCCAACTTGAAGGGCAATTGTTACAGTGCTTTATGCGATGTAACGTCTGCTGTAGCCGCAAAAGATTTCTTTTTTCTAAGGAATGCCGACGAAAGGGATTTGGTAATTTTCAAGATAGAAGGCTGGGCAGACGATGCCTCGCAGGAAGTTACGATAGAGCTTAACGCTACTGATGACGGTCAGGCTATCGTTGCTGGCGATGTGATAATCCCAATAAATATGAACAGTGCATTTGATAATGCGGCGGCAGTAGTTTGTGCGTCGGATGCGACCGATTTAGCTGTTACAGGTGGAGACACCGCAGCCATTTTAGCGTTCGATGCAGTAGCATTGCAGCATAGGGCTTTTGACTTTCCGGCGGGCATAATCCTGTCAACGGGTAGAAGATTGCATTGCAACTGTTCTATTGACGGGCTTATCAATATGAATGTCTATTTTTATTTCAAAGAATAGAAATGTTAAAAAGTAAAACATTTTTTAAGGAGTTTAATTATGGGAATTATTGAAGACGGCAAAGGTGGCGGCACAAAGGCCGAAGTCAGGAAAAGTATTTTGCAGGTATCGGGCAATGAGGCGTTGAACGCCAACTTGAATGGCGATGGTTATGTTTTGCATATTAATAGTATTACCATTGATACAGCAGATTATCTTATCGCTTTGATGATTAACAAAGATAGCAAGGGTCGGGATATGATTGTAACTAAAGTCGATATTGCAGGGATTTCTACTGATGATGATGCGGTTATGGAAATCAATCTCGGCGGGACATTTACGGCAACCGTAGCTAATGGCACGGCGGCAGTTCCGGGCAACGTTAATGGTGGAAGCAAAAAAGTGGCTGGCGGCGAGTTTTACGTCAACGATGGTGGAGGCGATATGACCACTGAAACAGGTGCCTATATCTGTTACGCCCAGAAAAAAGGCCTAAAGAATACTAATACCGAGATGAGCATTCCCGGTGGTTGGGTAATTCCGCACGGCCAATCCATTAGCGTATCCAGTACCCAAGATGATAAGTTTCACGGCTGTATCCATTTTTATTATAGAGATTAGCATTTTTACCCTTTGGCTCGGCGTGGTTAATTCTGCGCCGAGCGGGGATATTAGAAAGGACTACTATGCCTCCGAATGGCTGGGATGAATGGTCGAAGTTTGTATTAAGTGAACTAAAACGATTGTCTCTTGCTTATGAAGGCTTGCGTGGGGCATCAGAGGGAATCCGTATCGAGATAGCCAAACTTAAAGTAAAGGCTGGTATATGGGGCTTAATTGGCGGGGCCATTCCAGTAGTTGTTATGATTTTTTTGTGGTGGATGAAAAATGGTAAATAATAAAAAGCCCGAACAGATTTTAGAGAAGATGCTTGACCTTGCCAATGAATTGCACTGTGAAGTAACCGTAGATTTCGAACTAATAGGTATTCAAGAATTACGAGAGAGTATAAATGCTGTCGAGCTAAAGATTCACGATTTAAGAAGGCGATTTGAAGAGCATAAATAAATGAAAAGAGTATTTGTTATTATAATTTTATTATGCTGCACTTTGTCTGCACAGGCACAGCTTATTCCCTTTTCGGCACAGCAGTTCAACGATGAAACTTTTATGCTCTGGGACAATGGCGACCCGACCAAGAGGGCTATATTTGAATTATCCGGCCTGACTACGGGAACTACACGGACGATTACCCTTTACGATTCGGATGGCACACCGCTTTATAACATAGTCGAAGATACCACGCCCAAACTTGGCGGCGATTTGTCCGGTCAGCAGCTATACAGTATAGACCATATAGTCGATATAAATTTGGGCGGCGATATAA